ACAACGGCAATACGATAGGCCGCGTGCCCGGTGTCTTCGAAGCACTGTCAAACTCAGGTCTCTTTGTAACAGGATCTGTCTCTGCCTCTGACACAACTCTCATAGTGAGACCCGGGTACACAAATGGTAGCTCCCTAGGAGTTCTAGATGTTCAGAACAAGGCAGGAGGCACACTTCTGTATGTTTCAGGAAGCGGAAATGTCGGAATAGGAACAAGTACGGTCTCATCCAAACTTCACATTTTTGGATCCAACGGAGAGACAGCAACAATCATTCGTGGCGGCACTACAGCACCCGCAAATGCAAAACCAATACTCCAGGTTATCGGGTATGATAACAGCACAGTTCTCTGGGTATCTGGATCTTCCACACATGGTGCAAGAGTTGGAATCGGAACAACAAATCCAAGAGCTTCAGCCATGCTTGAAGTTGGTTCAAAAGGAAGCTCAGGAACTAACAACTACGTCAACGTGGAGGCATCTTCAACTGGAGAATGCGGTTATTCTTGGACTAACGGCGGTGCAAATGCGCTCTGGAAATTCTCAAGAGCTGCCTCCACTAGCAACCTGTCTTTGACAGAGCAAGGATCGAGCAATATCGCGCTTCTGTGTGAATATACCACGGGATATGTCGGAATAGGAACGGGGGATCCTTCTGAGAAGCTACACGTCGAAAGTGGAAATGTTAAGGTTAACACTTCAGGTTACGGTGTGATTCTTCCATCGACCCCTTCAAATGCAGGCAGTCAAACACTTGACTGTTATAACGAATTCACATCCACTAACGTGGTTCTTGTGACAGGCGGCGATGGAGCCGTCACGATGCAATCAAGTACTGCAGTTGTTACTCGAACAGGAAGAATGGTTACAGTCGCAGGTGACTTGCAGATAGATTCAGATTGGAAAGGAGCTTCATCAGGAAGGATGTGGATCAACTTCAATAATGCATCCCCAGCATTACCACTTCCTGCAATAAATACTGCAGTATCGATCTGGGCAACAAATCTCTTTGGGTCATTTTCAAGCCCAATAATTGGTTATCTAAGCACCGATGGGCTCTTGTACATCGACCAATTCGACAGCGGAATCTATAAAGATCTAGCACCGTACATAACAAACAACACGAACATAAAGTTCACAGTTACTTATTCTTCTGCATCATAGTCAATCAGATCGATACAGTCTTCTGGTGATCTATTTTTATAGATGGATCGAGCAGGATCTTGTATCCTGCTCGTTTCACTTTCCGACACCAACCCACGTCCTCAGAGGTCGTGTCACGCAGGTCGTCAATTACGATTAATTCTGAATTGAACCACGGGTACTCAATTTTCGTGAATACTTCTGTCCTCACCAGGGCGAATCCGAGGCCCAACCAGTCCACCTCGAGGAGGGGATTTGCAAGACTGCGAGCCTGACCAAGAGTATAAGAAGGAAATGTGTAGTGCTTCTTGAAGAATTCTACATCCCAAGTGCCTGCCACGATCCTCTTATCCACCTCACGAGAAAGTGCCTCTGTGGAGTAACAGTACGCACCTGCCACCACGGGAACGTTGTGATTCCACAACTTCCAGAAATCTTCAGGCGTGAACACAATATCGCTGTCCACCATGAAGATGTGCGTGACATCCTTCGTTCCATAGGGTTGCTGAAACTCTCCGCGCTCAAGTGAAGCACCGCACACTTGAGCGCGCCCATGTGGAAGGAAAGAACTTTTGGAAAAATTAAAATGATGCCTCAGGCCTCTCCTCTGGAGGTCGGCCTGAAGCATTAGGAGAGATTTAACTGTGTCAGTGTGGATTGAACCACCCGTAGGACAAGTGATCATCACCACGGGTGGACTTGTATTGAGAGTCAATGGTTGTTTGATCATCTCCACGCTCCTTCCACAGAGGTGACATCATCCATCTTGATGACGAGATCGTTCGTCTGAAAGTACATCTTCTGACCCTTGCCGAGTACGTAACCACGCTTGATGCGGCTTGGGACTGGTTCACTGCACTCTCCGTCGGTCATGATGAGAAGGCCATCCCAGCGGCCACGATTCTTGGGATCATTGGCAAACTTGGTCGGAGCATTGAAGTCCGTGCCTCCACCACGGACACGCTTCGCGGGATGGTTGGAACCTCGACGCCACTCGTACAGGTCCTTCTCGTAGGCCACAGTGTCGAAGGGAAGAATGTCAATTGACACTTTCTTCGTGAGGGATGAGAGCTCGGAGAAAAACTCCGAGAGCATTTCATTGGAGACAGACCCTGACTGGTCGATGGCGATGAGGAGCTTTGCTGTATATCCTCGCTTCACGCCGGGATGAATGTATGGATAGCGAGAATTGATCCTCTTAATCGAGGTGGTACGTCCGCCGCGGGTAATGGAACCAACGAATTGTCGGAGCACGTTGCGCCAGTTGATGATGTTGCTGACGGACTTTCGAATCTGGTCGGCAAGTTCGACGGGAATGTTTCCCCATCCGTTCGCCTGAGAGTCGGCATGCTTCGTGGCCTTCTCGACCATCGCTTTCACCTTGCCCTGAACGTACTCGCGCTGTTCCTCAGGAAGTTCCTGCCACTTGCCGTGGTCGTCCATGGAGCCGATCACGTACTCCTCACCGTCGCCTTCTCCGTCAAAACCTTGACCACCGGCCTCCTTATCCTTGTCGGACTCCTCCTTGATCTTCTCGAAGTACCATTCGGAAGCCTTCATCGGAGGAAGCTTCTCAATCACTTTCGCGAGCTTCATGGCCTGTTGCTCGTCCTTTGTGTACTCACGACCCTCCGGATGCTTCGGAAACTTTCCGGGGATGATGCAGAACTCGGGAAGGGGACGGTCACCGTTGAGACGACCGCCGTTGCCGTGCTTCGCAGTATCCATGATGATGGAGTTGATCGCACAGTCTGTCGCGATGTTCCATAGTTGCGGAGGAGTGCGCCGACGACCGTAGAGGTGGCCGAACACGAGGTGGTAGTACTCGTGGGTGAGAACGCCGCGGACCTCCCACTGGGACAACTTCGAGAAGAAGTCCGGATTCCAGAGGAGCGTGATCTCGTCGGTCTTCTCGTTGAACGCCACCGCCGCGGTCGGGAGGGACTTCGTGGGGACCTTGTGGATGTGGCGGCTCAGTTCAGCGAAGAACGGAGAATCCTGTAGGAAGCTGATCAGGTGCCGGTCGAGATTGAAGTCCGTGACAGGCTCGTTTTCGGTTTGTTCGATCATAGGAACACTATACTCCGGTGAGGCGAAACTTTGCACTCAGATGAAGACAGAATATTCGGGAAATTGATCCTACCTGACATCCGTGCAACAACGGAAACCTTGCTGGTAGAAGGCGAAAGATTCGTTGTGGATCCTCGTGGAAGGCCTGCACCGGGTCCGGACCACAGACCAGTACCCTCCCTTCAGGATCGACCTATACCCAGACTTCCTCGTGGAACTCGTCCACTCGTCCACGTTTCCGGTCATGTCGTGGACCCCGAACGGACTCACGCACCTCTCCATGGATCCACTGGGAACTCCCTGCCACAGTCTCAGTAGTTCCTCGCCTCGCCTCGCAGGGTTCTGAAGCGCCTCAACATCAGGTGCGATCCACTTGTGATCGATGTTGCAGGCGCTCGGGTCGCGGTCGTAACCGTACGGATACGGAAGTCCCTCCTCACCTTCGCAGGCGAAGGTCCACTCCTCCTCGGTGCACAGGCGCTTCCCGGCGTGTTCGCAGGTCTTCTTCGCGGAGTACCAATCGATGAACACCACAGGCGTGGCACCCACCTCGTTCGGGAATTCATACGTGTCCATGCAGAAGTCCATCTGATGGCGTTTGTTTTTTAGACCGTCAGTAACCTTGGTCCATTTCTCTCGATTAAATCTGGCACACCTGGCAGGGAACTGGGTGGAGATCCACTCATCGCAGGTGGAATCCTGGAGGACCTCGATCATGTCAGATCCTGCAGGAAGTGCATTACCTTTCACCCGCACGGTGCCCTCGGGGCAACTCTTCACCCTCAGCGCTTGGTACTCAGGTTCGGAACCGGCGGCGAACACCACGCCCCCGAGGCACAGGAAAGTAGAGAACACGAGAAAATTCTTCAACATCACTCCTCCTCTGGAAACGCTTGCCTCATCGCATCATACGCAATCCTGCGCATCTCGTCCACCTCTTCCTGAAGGGAACCGTACACATCACGCCTCCGGATGCGATCGAGCGCAGATGTGCACGCCATCATTGCCCTGTACACCTTGGCGTACGCCCGCCTCGCAGGTTCGTTCTCGGGCTTCATGAGCAACCTGTGGAGGTGCGCAGAGTCCTTGAGTTCACCCTCAGTTGGCACGGTACGCCTCCCCCGCTGCGATCACCTTGGGATCCACATCGCGGGGATCACGTTCTCGAATGAACACAGGGAATCGGACCTTGCCATCGCTCGTGAGCCCGTCCGCCGTGAGTGGATCAGGTTGGCCCTCCACCTCGATGATCTTGCCGATCCACGAGTCCGGATCGATGGAGATCTCCGCGCGGATCTTGTCGTTGTAACCACCGCCCACCTTCGTGACCACGCCGTTAGGCATCACCACTTGGAAACCGCCCCACAGGCCCTCACGCTTGGAGCCACGGTTGCCTTCGTAGTGGCCCACGATCACGCCTTCGTACGTGGTGACCGGCTTCAGCTTGAGAACGGAATCGGAGCGCTTGAAGATGTACGGGGAGGCGAGTTTCTTCACCATGATTCCTTCGTAACCGCCTTCAATGCACTTGCCGTAGAACTTGAGGAGTTGGTCCTGGTCCTTCGCAGTGATGCCGCCAACGTGGACCACGTGGTCAGAACCTACCTGTTCGACGAGTTCCTTGACGAGATCGACTCGAGAGAGGAGGTCGGCATCGTTGGCCTGATCCTTCCAGTCATCGAAGACCATCGCATCGAACACGTTGTACACCATGCCGGAATCGTCCTTCGCAGTCTTGTGAGACATGACCACCGATGCTGTCTCATTCCAGTCGCGGCCCATACATTCCCCATCAAGAACGAAGTTATCCCATGGGGCCGACTCGAGCGCCGACTTGATTGTGGGAAGGGTCTCGATGGGAGAACCGCTGCGGGTGAACATGGTGACCACGCCGTTGTTCTTCACTGCAATGCAACGAAGACCGTCGAGCTTCGGTTCCACTCGGACCGGATACTCGATGGATTCTGCGATCACGATGCCCTTGCCCGTCTCGTGGTGGGCCTCGAGTGATTCGGCGAGCTGAACGGAGAACTTGGCGATCGCACCGGACCACGTCTTCTCCACGAGGGACTCCGAGGCTCCGACCCGAAGGTTGCGGAGGAGGATGCGGAGGCACCACTTCTGTTGCGGCCCGGTCATGTCGGTGAAGAGGCGGACCACGAGGTCCTTCGCGGCGTTGCCTGTAACCGCACGAGTGGAGAGCTTCTCGTAGATCTCCTCAAGGAAGTCTTCGAGGACTGCATCGTCATCTCCGATGCCGCACGCTTTAGGCATCTTAAACTTGTTCACAAAGAAGTTAATGTAAGGATCGCCGGCGGCAACGAACACGCGTTTGAGAAGGTCGTTGCCACGGTTCTTGCGGAGGACTTCCTCCTTGAAGAGGCGGGAGTTGTCAGATTCCAGGGCTTCGAGGATGTCGATGACTGATTCCATGGTCTTCAGTATACACTCTTGGTATTAAACTTTGCACTGTTGCGAAGATTTATTATTCTGTCCGCTTGACTGACACGAGATATGCAGGATTTTGAGGAATCATAAAGAAATACTTTTTGACAATTGGAGAGCGCCTGCTTCCTTCGTTAAAAGTAACCTCGTAATTTCCAGGTGGAATGTCTACAAAGTGATCTCGAGAGATCCCTCTAGATTTTCCGCCTTTTCTCAGGCCACGAATCAGCTGTGGTTCATTCCACTTCGTGATGGAAGCAATTTGATCGCAGATCTTTTTGTGCCGGATTTGGTCTTCACGTTGAACACGTTGCTCATTCGTGAGAGTCTGGATTTGCATCTGTTTACCGACCAGAGCATCTAGTTCTGTAACGAGAGAGGCGAGTCCCATCATGCACTCTGCACGCTCAACGATTTCTTCGGTCTTCATGTTCCAACGAGAATTAACTCCGGTCGACATGCGAAACTCGTAGGTCTTCCAGACGTTTCCCTCGGAATCCAACCTCTCGACGTCATCGGTGATCCACTTAAGCTGTAGATCTGCGATCCCCTGATAGTAACGATCACCGACGTTCGACTTAGTGATGATGAAATCGAGCCGCAGGTCCTTATCGGGTTCTCCCGAGAGGAAAATTTTTCCAAGATCCTCGTACTTCTTCTTGTCGAGGAACTTGCAAACCTCATGTTGCAGGATCTTCTGCATCACGAGCCGCGAGATGATCTTCTTTGTGTCAGTTTCTTGTGCCAACATTGTTACTTCCCCAGAGATGCAAAGCACCGGATCCGCAAGTCTTCCTTCTTGATGAAGGAACAGTACGAAGAGTTCCTCGTGGAAGACGCCATGCACATCATTCTCTCGTCATGATCGTTGACGAAACCGCAGGATGCTGTACCTGCAGAAACTTGAACGGATACGGCTGTGACCATTAGAAATGCAATGTGCTTCATCATGGTTACAACCGTATCCTGATTTTGACTCAGTTTACACTGAATCAGTGTTCATAGTTCACAAGTGTTTCTCTCGCGAACGTAGAAAGAAGACAAACTCTGCATGCAGCAGGTCTGAATCTTCTGGCTCGCAATGCTCGTATTAAGATTCTTGTGGACCCTCTTATAAGTCCAATGTTCATGACGCGCTGCGTAAGATTCCTTGTTGGGATTTCCCGAGGTGTAGCACTTGAACGTGGAAGAAGCTTCCGGGGAGCGCGTCCAGCACGCATCCAAAACGTGAAGTGCTAAACGAAGCTGCAGCTTCCTGTTGCCACAGATCTCTTTGCGAGAGAACCCTTGCCAATTAGGTCCTCTCATCACTTGTCCAAGCCCTACAGACTTTCCACCGTCACCTGCGACCTTGCAGGACTCGATGTCTTTGCGCAAAGCCGATTCTCCGACGGCGACTGCGGCAAGCATAGGCAAAGCACTGTCCTGAGGAAGTGTACCTTTAATGCGGCCTGACGCATATTCATTATTTACGACCGAGACCATGTCTTCTGACACAACTCTGAGCCGATCTTGGCTGACACCCGGCAAAGCTGTCTGCAATGCCAGCATCAGTGCGATAGCTAAATTAGTCATTATCTACATTTCTCCTTTGTGATCTTCTCTTTGAGTTTGTATTCTTTTGGAATACATTTGTATCCAAAGAGATCACTAACTATATACAAAAACCGAACTTGTTTAACTCAAACATCATTCATCGGATTTTGCATCACTCTTCTTCTTTTTCTTCTTTGTGTCATTTTGATCACGAGAATGTTCTTGAATATTCTCGGATTCATTGGAGATTCTTAGAGAAGGATCAAGATCAGGATCAAGCACTACAATGCCTTCTGTAGGAAGAGTGTACTCATGCGTGGTAGGATTTCCCATAATTTTCAAGAATGTACTCTCTTCAGGAGGAACAACTCCTATAGTTCTACATCTTGAAACCAAGAGATCGTATGTAGTAATTCCTGTCTCGGTAAGAAAATTCTTTAGATTCGTTCTCTTTTTTCTTAAGACGCTTTCAAGTGTAACCTTAGAAAGACTTTTTTGCTGAAGTTTCATTTTTGTTTTCCTTTGGCTTCTTGAAATTCTTTTTTGCTAGAATCTAACTTGTCTTTTCTAGGTCTTGCAGAATACAACATACAGCCTTTTGAAATTGATGCGATTTTACAATCTTTTCTAGTCTATGTTCTGGCACTTCCAAGTCCCAGCTCTCTAAGATTGCATCTGCAAATTTCCTCATGACTCTAATCACATAATTTCTTGCCGAAGAATGGTTCATCTTGAACCCAATTTCGGTCATCATGTTTGCAATTTCTCTATAGTTTACACCCTCGTCTTCGGACACGGTGGCATAAACAGGTCTATTCTTTTTCATTATTTATCACCATTCCAGGACATTCTAGAAAATTTCATTCTTTGAAGTTGGTCAAGCCGACTATTGAGACCTTTTTCAATATTACCACTGTAAGTGTTTTCACTAAACTTTTGCTCAAGCCGATCTATTGATTCAATAAGAGACTTTGCTTTCTTATTGATTAAGACAACATGGACAAACGTCAGTGATGAAAACAAAAATGTGATTTGTGAAAAGATCTCAACATTCATTTGAGATTTTCTCCGTGTTCAAGCTTTTGCAGCTCTTCATCGGTGACAAGATATTCAGGTGACTCCGACTCTTCTTCGTCAAAAAGACCGAATCGAAGCTTCAATATTGCTGATTCTTTTTCTGACAAATTTGACAAAACCGATCTAACAACTTCCATCAGTTCTTTTGAGGAAACATTGTAAAACGGGTCTTTTCTTTCGTCTGTATCCTCTACATAGTCTTCGTATGTTTTTGAAGAACTTTGACCTACACCGCACTGATCATTGAGAGAAACAATGTTGTGACTTGAAGACATTGTTGCCTTCATCACTGTCTCAGAAGCACCAATCAGTGCAAGCAGCTCTTCTTGGGTGGGCTCAATTCCCGTTTCTTTTCTTAGTTTTTCAGCCTCTTGGATAAGCTTCCTCTGAATTCCTGCAGCGTGGGCAGGAAGCCTGATCATTCTCTTCCTCTTCAAGACATGTTGAGAGATCGCCTGCTTGATCCACCACGTGGCATATGTGGAGAACCGAAATCCCTTCTTGTAATCGAAGCGTTCGATCGCCTTGAGAAGTCCGAGATTCCCCTCTTGAATGAGATCCTCGAGGGGAATGTTGTGGCCCTTCTGCTTCTTTGCAATGGAGATGACAAGACGAAGGTTGCTTTCGATCAGCTTCTTTCTTGCTTTTTCTCCTGCAGTTCCACCTGCTTCATAAACCTGAAAGAGGCTAACAACTTCTGGGTGCTTAAGCTGCGGATGGTTTTTTAGCTCATTGAGATATGTCCCAATGGATCCGTTGTCTTGAGAAGTTAGAGTTTTTTTTGTTGAAAGCATTTCAGTTTTGCTTTATAAATCAAGTTGATATTTGAATTTTATGATGTAGATTGCAGCGCCCTGCAATCAATTAAAAGAAGAGTAATCTTCAAGCTCAAGAACAGAATTTTCGTAAAATGCGTCAGGGTTAGACTTTAGATACTTTTCGTGTGCAATTCTTCTTGCAGATCGAATCTTTAGCTCTCTCTGTGCATAACAAATTTCAACTTCCCATGGTGTCGTATCGACACCATTCTTCAAAGCTTCTTCTCTGTCATTTTGGAGACTAGAGTGATACTTGTCTAGATTTTCATCATCAAAATATGTCAAAGAATTCATGTCAACAACCTCTGGAAGCTCCATGCTAATGTAAGAGTTGTTCGTCTTGGAGGAAACGTTCTTCTTGATGTTCTTCTTCATTCTATTGTCTCACTTGATGTTGTTATTGATCTTCTTGATTACTGCGTAAACTACTGCGACTGCTGTTGCTACTCCGAGAACACCCAGAAGTAGGTGTTTCTTGGATGTCTTATCATGAGATTCACTATTTTGCATTTTCATGATTCACTCACTTTTGATCGAATAAGGGAGCCATTTCGGTTTTAATTTTCGTGCTTCAAGGTTGTACATTATGTTTCTTGAGCCAAGGGGGTTCACGCTATGAACAATCACTTCGAGTGGTAATTTATGATCAGGTAAATCAAAGATTCTTTCTGATGCATGGTAACCCGTGAAGTACCGTACCTTGCCCCAACCGTCAACATACGTTTCACATCCTTCGTGATCCCCCAGATCATGGTCAAGATGGATCAAATCCCAAGGAGATCCACTCTTAAGACAGGAGATGAATTCTGAATACGTGTAAGCATGGGTGATCTCATGGCCCTCGTAGGCGACACTAAAGTGATCATGACGAACCTTTTCGTCATCGAGAATCAAGATTCGCAAGAGATTACTCCCCATTCGTTAGGTCCGATGGTGTAAACAATGCGGGAAACACCTGCGATTCGAAGCTTTCTTTCACACCCTACGCAGGGTTTTGCCATTGCCCAGGATCCATCTTTTCGGGCTACTCGTGCAACCCAAACAGTCGATCCTGGTGTGAGCTTCCGGGCAAGGCGTGCTTCTGCGTGGTGCCGTCCTTCGAGGGTGGCATTAGGAGCCGGGATGTTTCTCGAGGAAACAAACACGCCATCGGCTCGAAGCCCTATCGTTCCAAGAAGAAAAGTTCGAGCATCCTTGCTGCTACGGATTGCGGCAGCGGCTGCTTCAGCTAACATCTTTTTGTCGGAAGCCATGTTGGTGCTCTCAGTATAACTACTTTCGAGAGTCCTTTACACTGGTTGAAGGTTGAAGAGAGTTAATTGGCAAATTCCAAATAACAATATGAACTTACATGGTGAGATTGAAGCTGTACAACAATTTTTTTATTCTTTGATACTTAGAAATATGAGCATCAACAATAATCTCGTCACATCAATGAATGGTCTTCAGTTCATCGAAAAGTGGGAAGGCTGCGTTCTCACACCTTACAAGGACGTTGCCGGTCTCCGAACCATCGGAATCGGTTACCTCATCAAGCCAACGGACAACTTTCCAGACGGTGTTGCCATCACGAAGGAGAAGGCTTATGACCTCCTCCGCGAAGAGGTGAAGAAGTGTGAGGACTCGATCAAGAAGAACATCAAAGTTCAGCTCACGCAGAACATGTTCGATGCACTCGTCTCGTTCGGTTTCAACTGCGGCGTTGGAGTTTACTCGAACTCCGGCGTGGCTCGTGAGACCAATGCTGGTAACTTCGCAGGTGTTCCTGAGAGGCTTCTCGATTGGTGCAAGGCCACGATCAACGGCAAGAAGGAGATTGTCCCAGGTCTCTACAACAGGCGCAAGGAAGAAGGAGAGCTGTTCCTCAAAGGAAGCGGAATATCCCCTGTTTTTGGACCAAAAACCGTGAGGCTTAACCCACAGTGGAATAAAACAACAATTACTGCGGCCCAAACGGTATTGAAGGCAGCTGGGCTGTACAAGGGGAACATCGATGGAACCTGGGGGATCGGAACGAGCGGAGCTGTTGCAGCCTTCGCAAAGGCAAATAAGATCGCCCTGAGAGATCCCGCAACTCCAAATGCGGCATTGTTCGATGCCCTCAAGATCGATTAAGATCGATCACTTCTTCGATGAGCTGTAGTTATCTGCGGCCCATCCGTCGCCCTTCAACACAAAAGATCCTCCACCTGAGATGAGGCGGTTGTAGCATTCAATCTTGCACTGTGGACAAGGTGTGTGAGGATCATCCTTGATGGACTGGATCGTCTCAAAATCGTGATCGCAAACTAAGCACTTATAATCGTAAGTTGGCATGGCTTTTCTATTATAGCAGTAGATCGTATTTCTTTCAAACAATTTCTGTAGAATGGAACACCTACATCCTTCTCAGTAATCCACAAATAGCTGAATCCCTTAGAAGACATTTCTTTCAGAGCAGCTAATTTTTCTTCTTGAGTTGAAAGATATGTTTTCCATTTACCAGAAAGTTTTTCTCCAACGTAAGGCGTTGTGTACTTGACTTCAACTATTATCTTATCATCAATGATAAAATCCGGTTGATATTTTCTACCACTTGACGTAACAATATGACCTCTGAATCTTTCAATTTTCGATTCAGGATTGTCCTGAAAATACTTTTTTAGAAAAGCATATTCAAGTGCAGAATCACATCGGATTCCTCTATGTTCTGTCTTTATTCCGTAACCAACATTTCCTTTTTCAATTTCTCGAATTCTTGCAATTCGTAACTTCTCTTTTACTGCATCGTTAGAATTGCTAGCAAGAACTGCACAATGGTGACTGCAATATTTTTTGCTTGTTTTAACAGTTGAAAACTCATTACTGCACTTCAAGCAATTTTTGACAAGAAGAGTTCTTGTCCTCAGTCTTCCTTTCAAGGAATTGCTTATCTTTTCGTTTTTAGAACTTTTCTTGCATGTAGAAGAAAAAGTTTTTGAACATTTTAGACCGCAGAATCTGCCTGAACCATAAGTTCCATCATGGGACGAATTACAAATTTCACAATTTTGCATGTGAATAACTATTTGTTCGATCCTAAAACTTACAGATTATTTACAACGTCGTGGAACACCTGAGAGTTGAACTCAGTTCAAGAGGTTAAAAGCCAATTGCATCACCGCTAATGCTTGTGTTCCATAGAGGTTACTCACGACCTAATCCGCCTGATCGATTTCACCTTCTTTAAATGTCATGAGGCGCGCATGCCTGGGGCGTTTCATACCCCCAGTATATCGATGATGATGATCATATCATCGATATTGCGGAGAGAGAGGGATTCGAACCCCCGGTGCCCTTCCGAGCACGGCTGATTTCAAATCAGCTGCCTTAAACCACTCGGCCATCTCTCCAATTTTTAAGATTTTCGAAACTCGAGCTTTCCTTCGGCTTCTGCAATGATCATCGCCTCGATGTATTCGAGATGTGAATCAGCACCTGGAATCTCGTGTCTTCTCTTTGTGAGATTCTCTTGAATTCTCAGGATCTCTGCCTTTGAGTTGGGACACTGAACCTTCTCACCTGGCTTCAGATTTGTGATTGCATTCTGAAGTTCAGGAAGAGGTGTTTCAGCTTTCGTATCTACATTATTTACTCGTGGCATGATTTACCTTTATTTTGCTCCGACTCCAGGGCTCGAACCTGGGACCCGAGAGTTACTTTACCACTACAATTTTCATTGCTCTTTCGATTTGTGGTCTGGACTATCCCATCATCCGTTCTGGATGGACCCATTATAGTCTCTGCACCTTCCCTTTAGGGCTTGGCTCAGGGTTGCCATATCTTTTGATGAAGGGTTCCCTGAAGTTCGGGTCTTTTACATTGAGTATTCCTACTCAACGCTGCCTTTGACAGCTCTCTGCTACTACCTACTGAGCTAAGTCGGAATATGTTTTAATTCACGAACTGATTCTACATTAAGTATACCAAGTTGTACAAGATCTTTTCCTTCTAAGATTTTTAATTTTAACGGGAATTGAGACCACTTTGCTTCATCTTTTGGTGTTCTGTATCCTTTGACTTCCACATAAACACCTTCTTCTTCAAGAAAGAAGTCAGGCGTGTAGTAAGAATCTTTTTCATTGAACCTGTATTTAAACTTCTCTGTAGGTCTTCTCCACTTTATTCCAAGTTGATCAAGGTACATTGCATACTTGACCTCCCACATACCATGAAGCTTTACGCCATTGTATTCATGTGATCTTGATTTTGAGAAAGAGAGGTGCCAAGTTCCTTCTTCGACTTTCCTTAAAGTCGTTTCAGACAGCTTTTGACGAGTTTCTTGAGAAAGAGGTTTCCCTCTTTTTGCATCAGAAATTTTCTTATTAGTAATCTCAGACAAAGGATTGTTTGGGCATTTTGTCAAATGCCCACCTAGTTGCAACGGACTAAATCCTGATTTACCACAATAACGGCACACACCATTATTCGACGGCCTTCTCCTTCTTGGACCTCTCCCATCGCACCAGGAAATGTGTCTTTCATAGCCGCCTGGGTGGATCTGAAACTTACACTTAGGACACTCTTTTGTTGGCATAGCTTTCATCTGTACTAAATATCATTGTGTACAGAAAAATGCCATACCAATTAATCAACTCTCATCTATATGGAAGCCAATTTGTTTCTTCGCACCTGGCGTTTCACGCAGTTCATCGATCGCGTGGATCACGCCGATCACTGCGGCACCAAGTTTAAGGAATGAAACTGTGCGAGGTGATGTCAGGACGGACCAGATGGTCTTCTTCATCCTCGAGATTTCCTTCATGTTGACCATGATAAGACCTTACACCACCGGGAATTAACTTTACACTTAAGTCGTCTCACTCGTTTCTTCGGGTGCAGCCTCAGCGGCAGCATCCTCGGGCTTAGCACCCTTCGTCTTGAAACCAATGTACTCCTCGGCATCTTCAGGGCGCATGGGATCATTACTGCCCTTGTCCCCGGGAGATTTGTACCAATAGCCAAAAATATCGGTGCCTCGTTCGATCTCATAGGGATAGAAACCCTTCACGTCAGTTGGATCTGCGGTGATGCCTGGGCCTGATGGACCTTCTGCGATCACCTTGCGGATCAACTTACGAAGTTCAGCAATGCGAATCTTCATCGAACTCGGCCTCTTCCAGTTCTTCATCTTCGAGGCCCATCCCAGCGTGGCCCATCGTTTCCACTTCATCATCGGTAACGGGCTCACCGGTGCCTGGGTACCAGCGCCCAGGAACCCATCCCTGTTCAACCAGAGTCTCACGGATAATTCTTCTTAATTCAGATAGGCGAATCTTCATGGGATTAAGTATATCATACCTCGGAACAGTTATCCAAATGGATCCATCCCACACGATTGTTGTGTGTGAGAACCTTGCGGTACAAAGTGGGATTGAGCCGCTTGGGCCGCCTCGGGTTCGATTCCGCGAGGATCAGCACGAGATCGCCTTTCGTGAGTTCATCGATCTCATCATCGAGATCATCATTCCACACGTGAACGTGGCTGAACTTGGCCTTCAACATCGAACCCACGGAGGCATTCATCTGAGGCCCCACAGGTGCATGTAATCCTCGTTTCCCACTGATCCGTGCTTCGGGCACCACAGCACTTGTATGTTTCCTGCTCGAAGATCGCTCAGCCAATCTTTCCAATCCCCCATGCCCTCAACACGATCGTAGAAGGCAACCGCACCCGGTGTAGCAACTGAGAGATCTTTCTGAGGTTCCACAATGAAAGGTCCAGTGCTACCCACGGTTTTGGATACGAACACGGTGCCCACTTCCGGATAGAACGATCTCTTGGGTTCCTCCCCAATCTCTGCCTCAAGTTTCTGCACCCCTGCCTTGAGGGCATCGAGTGCCCCGTAGATCGTGGAGAAGATGCCCTTCATTTCCTTTCTTGCCATGGTAACCTCAACAGGTGATCTTCAGGGAGTACGGGCAATTTAAACTCGTGCAGGTTCCACTCCCGCTCTTATTGGGATCGATCCCGCACTGTGGGCAGATTGGTTGCGCGTTCTCTGTGGATGTGTAGAGGAATGGAATCACAGGGGTTTGAACGTGGGAGCCTAGGGATTTCAACTTGTCCCGGAGCACATCAATCTTCAACTCGAGATCCTCGATCCTCCGCAACAGTTCCTTCTTCTTGATCTTCTTCTTCTCGCTCATGCCATCCTCCTACAATTCACACTTCATCCTTTGGGATCACCCGAAAGTTCCATAGGTGATACCCGTACCTCACCCGCCCCTCGCGATCCACGAAGGCCCCGTGCCCCCGCATGTGTTCCACTTCACCGAGGTAGAGAACCGTTTCACCTGGGCGGAACGGGGAGAAGATGGAGTGATCATCTGGATTGGGATAGTACACCACGAGGGTGTTGGGTGGAACCTTCACGGTGAAGTGGGTGGGCCTCAGTTTCCCATCGGGGCGCGGAACCTCGAGGGAGAAGGGATCCGCGGGATACGGGTGTTGTTCCTTTTGGATCTCTCCGATATCCGCCCAGGTACTCACCTTCTCCTCAGGATACGTGCCCTTGTAGATTCCCGCAGAGAACTTCGATGTGAAACTCACTTGCCCTCCTTCTTCTTGGCGAGGGCGAGAACGGGGTAGGCCTGTGCCTCCGTGAGTTCCATCTCGATCACCTCCCAGAACGGGGAGATGGTGATGCCATCCTTCACGAGGCCCGTGATGTGGGATTTCAGGGCCCCGAGAGATAACCACACCTTTCCATCCTCCTCCCAATCGGGCCGGATCCCACCGGTGGAGTACTTGCCCGTGCTCAAATCTCGTATCTTGTAGATCTTCATCTCACCAGTTCCTCATCTTCGCTTCAGAATCATCCAGTAGTGCCCGAATCCGCGGGTAATCGTGTGGGTTCAATTGAACGGTATCGTAGTGCCCGTACCTCTCGGTTCGCCCGAACACGTACTTCACCGCGAGGATCAATCTCTTCCACCAGGGCCTCCAGTGGTTGAGGGGAACGGAGATGGAGATATCACCCATCTCAGGATCCACCTCGAACCTCACGTTGTGATCGAAGGAGGTGCACTGGCACTCGAACCGGTGAAACCCCTCGTTCTTGATGTACGAACCACTTATTCCATCAACCATGAACCATCTCCCATGTAAGATTCCGGATCCTCGATCTCAACCTCCAGTTGTGGATCTCGAACCCAAACGTAGTTTTCCTTCCGCCAGTACTGAAGCACCTTCACCGGAATGGAGCTCATCGTGGGCCCCACACCACAACACCCGCCTCGAGGTGGATCTCCGTAGTGGATCTCCTTCGTGGTGATGAGATCCGTGAGCGAGGGCATCCTCCTGCTGCTGCCGATCACGTGCACCGTATCGAACCTGCTCCATGAGAGTTCCACCTCGTAGTAGGTTCCACAACCCTGGCAGGCGATGAGCAGGAGGGCAACCTCCTCCGCGTAGGTGTTGGATGAGTGCTCCGGTGAGAACTCAACATACCGGGGAACACCGACCGAGTTCCACCACACGGGAGGTTCGGGGATACGTGATGTGATATCTTCGTACGAGGGTAACATCTCGCCTCCATACTACACCTCTGAGGGTGTACATTACACTTAAGTTATCTCATCCAGTTCATCGGAAAAGCACACGCCTACGCCGTGAGGCGTGAGTACCTTGATCCACCAGGTGCGGTTCATGATGCTTGCTTTTCTCATCTCCAGGACAATTCCTATCTCATTGGGACCAAAGGGAACATCTGAAAAATCGTGCTCAAGGATCTCGCTCCAAGAAGACTCACCTTCATCACCCACCAGCATCTCTGGTGGGTCTAGATAAACAATGTCCTCGCAGGTTACAAGAGAGCCCACTTTCATGGCCCCTCACAGTTTCCTGTGTTTCTCTAGCACATTGTTCCATCTTTCAATCCACCGCCTCATCTGCCCTGTCACTGCAGGAGAAACAAAAGTAAAATCTCCTACATAAGCAAATGACCCTGCTCCTGTGACTCCTTTATTTTCGTGAGCAAGAACGGCAAGCTTGAAAGCCTCTTGTATACTTTCAAGCTCTTCACGATAGAGATCACGCTGGCATGCGGGACAAACTTCAGATGAGCCTTCCCACGTGGTGGAGTGTTGCTCGCACCTACGAACTGAATCTTCAATATTCGATCGCGAACTCATCGTACATAGTAAGTATTACTATGCGCGAATTAAATTCCAATCACCTATCCAGCCGCAAGCTCCGCCCGGAACTATAAGTTTCACCCATCCATCTTCTCTCGTGTCCAGAACGATGCCGGTAGAATTACGGTGCCAGGTGGGGCCAACTTCTCCGATAACGTCTCCCACCTCCACAGTGCGTGTGGGATCACGCGGAAACAGGTAAACTGATTCGACGTTAAAACTCGGCCTAACGAGCTCTCCGATTCTAAAGTTTGATTCTGATCTTTTTGGGGCCACAAATACATAACTATCCTCACATTCCGTTTGAAATCAAATTTGCCTCGAGGTTGCGTGCTCTTTCTTCTCCGCTCACCTCCTCGAATCCCATCCTCTTCAGTTTCGATTCACGCACCGCGTATGCGATCTGGGAGGCAATGTTGTGGGGCAGGTACGCATGCCCGCCCGCCTTCTCCAGTGCGATCACGAAATCCACGAGAGAAGTTCCCGCGTGGATGGGTTTCACATCCGCGCCCTCGGTAACTCCCCAGGATGTTGGAATAAGCCACGCGATGGAACCCCCATTGATTCGCTCCACACTCCACATGGAGTTGGGCCCACCAACTTCCGCGGGAGTTTCATACGGGCCATCCCAGGCAACCTTCATGAGGTGGTGCTCCACCCTCTCGGAACCCTCCTTGTGGGTACCGTACGGTTCACCCGCGTTGTGTTCGTAGGGGGCATCGTTCCAATCATCACCCCACTGATCCGCGAGAGGAATGGAGGTGAACCAGGCGAACCGATCTCGCCCATCCACGTAACACAACTTCAGATCACCGATCTTAACATCCTTACTGTTGATCATTCTTCATTCCTAACTTCGTGAGATTCCGGATCACGTGCATCTGATCGTAGGAATCGAGAAGCATCGAGATCTTCAGAACCTCAGCCGGTGGCGAAGTTTCGATGAACATCTTTGCGAAGGAGTGGATGCTGTACTTCTTCACCGCCTCGCCCCAACGCATCAGTGTGCCCGCGTTCACCGCCTCCATCGCACTGAAAACCGCCTCCACGTAGGGTGCGTGATCGCCTGGCCGGAGATCGGCGTAGAGGTGCTTCTTCGCCCACTTTCGAACCCGCCACAGAAGATTCGGTTTGTTCCAGATATCGATTCCAAGTTGCCGTTTCTCTTCCAGCTGCAGCCAGCCGATCGTGTAGTGGATCCCGCCCTCTTCAAGCACCACCTTCGCGTTCGCGATATCGAACGTGCCGATAACATCCTCGGGCTCACCGTGCACCTTCGTGATGATCTGGAGAGCTCGGCGCCCCACCCTGTAATCCATCGCGTATCCTGCGCGGGAACTCCCCATTCCATAGATCCCAGGCCGGCAATCGAGGGCACTGATCATCGCAGCTGCACCCTGAGGATCGCGGAAGAATAGATCGATATCACCTGCGGTTGCCTTCCAGAACACCGCCTCCCGCGGGGTAGGGGCACCCAATTGCACTCCGTGCTTCTTCGCGTATGCAGGAATCTGAGAGTACCAATCGATCCGATCCCAGGCAGCCTTGTTGTTTCCTCCGCACAGAACACCGTATGCGAGGGCTCGAGCGAAGCCACCCGCAACGTATCCGCCACCTCGGAGGGCATTGTTCAGGGCCCAGGCACCTTCACCATCGAGGAGCCCGCGGGAGTGCATCTCTCCCACCCAATCGATCCGCTTAAAACCCCAGCCATTGAATGGGCTCACTGTGCCACCTCGCTCCACTCAGAGAGATCCGCCATTGCCTCGAGATCTCCACCACGCTTGATGTAATCGATCCCACCATCGGTGAAGATCGCCTTGCACTCACACCACACGAAATCGTGCCGGTGCTTCGATTCGATCACGGTGTTGCACTTGAGGCAACGAACCACGTTACGCAGCAATTTTCGCTCGCTCATCGTTTCCTCCCTTCTCGGAAATCATCACATCACCATTGATCCACGAGAGGCGCCCCATGGAATCGCTCTGGGCGATCATCATCCTACCCTCGTTCTCGATGATGTACACGGTGGGCGGATAGTAGTACGGGTGAACATATTGGGAACCCCTCTCCTCCCTGATGCGATCGAGTTGCACCTGGAGGCGATCCTGGATTGCCCGATGCAGGATCCGCTCATACACACAGTACATCCGGTGGAGGCGGTTGGCCCTGTGCTCCATCCGGCCGATCTCTCGTCCACCTTCTTCGTACTTGATCACCACCATCTTCTCGGGGTTTCGGCCGCCCTCGATCAGCTCCTTCGCGAGCCGAACGGGATCCTCGTGGGAGATGCCGCCGCGCTCGTAACGAAGAATCCAATCTGGTTCCGTGAACACGTAGAGGGAATCCTTGGGCTCGAGCCCGCGGGCCTCGTGGGCGAGCTTCAGGGTACCCCACAGTACACCGTTGGCGATCTTCCACATCTCGTTGATCTCTGCCATCCGCTTCTCGAGTGCGCGCCAGTTCAGGATCACCTCGGGCTTCACGCCTGGGTAGGAAGAGGCGGGGCGGTTGTACGGATGTGCCGTGTAGATCCGCCGGGAACGTTCGGCCATGATCTTCTGCGCCTTCGTGGGGCGCTTGGGAAGCACAAAGGCCGGCTTGTAATCGGGGATAAGATCATCGATGTTGAAAGTTTGCATCACAGCTTGCCTTTGTGGTTCATCGCACCGGATTGCGTAACGGTGCGGAAGTTGATGCCGGGATTCACAGAAGTATGAGATCCAAGCTGGCACTCTTTTCCGCGAAATAGCCCGGAATTATTCTGAAAATATGCCTTGTAGGTTTCGCGATCGGATTTGTTGTTGAATGCCAGGATCGCGATGGAGGCCATCTTGCCATCGCCAGAGGAAACACCGAGGTACCGGGGAACATCCTCACCGGTGCACTCGGGGCACTCGTTGATGCGCCCGCCAACTCGGCGCTTCGCAGGGGAATCGGTATCGAAGGTGCCTTCACAGTGGATGCATTCACGAATCATGATAACCTCGAGAACGTTGGGGGTTGAACATCTATAGGATACCATCTCCCGGGTGCACTTTGCACTCAGAAAGATCATCT